GGTTCATGTCGCGTTGCCGCAACTCCTCACCAATACCGCAAGCTTCGTTGTCGAGTTCATAAACACCCACGTTGAATGGGTATTCTTTTTCGACAGCAACAAAGACGAATCGTGCTGCTTTAGTGCCCTGCAGATAGTGCATCTGCTGGACGTGATACCTCCACTTGGCAACGCTTGAAGCAAAGCCTTTTGGCGAAGCATCTTGCGTTGTTTTGAGGTCTATAACAATATCACCGTTCCACCAATCAGGGCGACACTTGCAACGTAAATCAAACTGTTCATCATCCCACCAAACTGATTGCTCAGCTTTGCCTTCTGATAACAACCAGGCAGCTTCAGGATGATTACGAACAGAGTCGCACATTGCTAGGGCTTGATCCCATTGAGCCTGCGTTACAGGTTCAATGCCTTTCTCGATCAACTTGTTGTAAGTTGTGGAGCCTTTGCGTGTGGCGCAGACTGCATAACGTCGATCAAGATCGTCAGGTTCGAGCACTGCTGTATGGACGAATGTCCCCAGCTTCATCGCATAAGTTGGCTCTGATGGTGGCCGATTTGGGTCTAGGTACTTTTTGAAGTAGGTGTGCGGGTTGTGGGAGATTGCGTGGAGGTGTGATGCTGAAATTGCTGGGTCGGCATGGTACTCAGCATTAGAGATCATTGAGTGTATGCCAGTGCTAGCGAAGGGTAACACGGTCATTTTGACCCCGCAAGCGCTTCGCACGCCTTGATAACACCAGCTTCGCAGTCTCTTTGGGTTAGATCATCCAATGTTTGCGTAAGCGAATACCAGAACGCCCAGCCAAACAATGCAATGACGATGACAAGCAATGGAGTGTGTTTCATGGTTAGAATTCGTGGGAACTTTGCCATAAGGCGAAGGACAAGTCACCCGCAGCGGATCGGGTGTGAGGGGCGTCAGGTGCGCGAGCCGGTCCTAGTCCGCAACTATTGAAACGGTGCGTGACAAGCGATCATCCCTGCGCCATTTGATGTTTTTAAGCGGCACAGGTTTTTCGCGTGTTTGACGTGTGTAAAAGCGATGCTGACAATCAAGGCATTCACGCAAACGAACTAGGTCATAGGTGCGACGTTCGTTGAGGTTGCTTTTTACCTTTGTAGGGCCAAAGCATTCAGGACAAGTTGGAATTGAAAAGCTGGCTGGCATTACTGAATTTCGGTTTCGACGGTGTAGGTGAAACCAGCAGCGACAGCATCACGAATTAATGATTTGCGTTCTTTTTCGTCTGTGGCCCATTCAGTCCACTGCAGGCGATCATCAATGAATGCTTTTACGTAGTAGACCGTTTGTGGATCTGATTCTTGAAGCTGTTTACCGCGATCAAGCATGTTCTGCATGAATTCGTAGTGATCAAGGGTGATGGTGTGAAAGTCCATTAGAAGCGCGGGAGTTGTGGTGCAGGCTTGTTCCAAGCTGGTGGCTTGAGCGGAAGTGTTTTTTCGCCCGGAAGAACCGGGCGTTGCTTGCGGATGATGGTGATCATGCTTCGTGTGCGGTGAAGGTCTCAGCTTCCCAAGACTTGACGCCAAATGTGCGTTGCCCCTTCCATTCCTTGTTCAGGTATTCAGCAGCGGTTTCAGCGGCTTCGCGGGTCTTGTAAACCATGCCGATGCAAATGCCGTTGCTGGTGACTGAGTGGAAAGTTGACTGAGTGGTGAAGGTGATCATCGGGGTGCTCCCTTGACTGATCTAAAGATATACGAGCTTGCCCCCTTGTACACCCATTGTGTGCAGGTTCAACGATTGGCACGCAGTTGGCTTTCAAGTCCAACCACGATCCCAACCAGCAGCACCAGCGTCAAGCCACTGCAGATGTAAAGCGTCATGCGATAGACCATCTCCTAGCGGTAGTTTGACTGCACTTGTATCTGATGGCGATTTTTTCCAGGTTGCACCATTTCGGCGCAGGCGTTGAATGCGAGTGTGACGCGATTCAGTGGCCCAAAGCAACAAGACCAACGGGAACAGCACCACAACCAGCACCCACGCGAAGAAGCAGGTGGTCATGATTCAGTTGTGAATGGGGTGGTGGTTGATCGCAGCTCATCCACCAAAGCTGGCCCTTATCGTGTCCAGGGCGGAGAATCCAGCGCCGATCTATCTGGCTTGTGGCGTGAACCCACTATACACGCGATTCACCCCATTGCGACGTGATCAGCGCCATTGCTCGATCTGTTCTTCCGTCAGGCGTGGTGCTTCAATCTGAAAGCTCATCACCACAGCACCCGCAATAGCAATTATTAAAGCGAGCCATGTAACTTTTAATAAGCAGTTACCCATAAAAAACAAACCGCATGATCGAAGTATGCAGAAGCTGTGCTGTCACGAACAGCATTTCAGGCAAAACCCATTTAAGTTAACAAGTAACCGTTGCTACCAAAACCCATGAACGTGCTTTCACTCCTCCAGCGCAAAGAGCAAAAGCAGCAACTGCTCAAGGTCGCACAAAAGCAATCACTGCAGCCTTCACAGCTCTGCTATCGCGGTGTTTGCTACTCAACAGTCAAAGTGCAATCACGGTGATCAATGCACCAGGCGGTTCACTGCCTATGCAGTACCGCTTTTCTGCATTCAGACTCACAACAAGACTGTCGTCGGCAAATACACCACCATCGGTCAAAGCATCAAGCGTTGACCGGCAGCATTTATCAATGTCATTCCGTTTCACGACACAGTGCTTCGGCGCTGCTGCCTTTAGCTGCCCATTTGTTGTGAAATGTGCCCTTGGTCGTCGAAAGCGAAATATCACGGACACGCTGCAAGCGCCAGTCAATAGCTCTGCTTTTTGATCTTTCATCTGATGCTGTGCTGAAGCTGCAACAGCCTGCCTCCATGGCTTGACCCTTTTGCTGGCCTCAATTAGTCTTCCGCTGCCCACATGGCGCTTACTGCCTTGTGGTGCTGGTTCAATGTCGCTCACAGCGATATGGATCACTGTCATCCTTCATTCATTTCTTTGCATAGCATGACGGCAAATCTCAGCCTTCCACAGTCAAGCGGTTCAAATTTCGCATTTCAAACAGGAACGATCATTAGCCTTTGCCCTGGCAAGAACTTTTTCTACACGCACGTTGCCGGGCAACTGTGCATGACATGGCTTGATGACGACAAGACCCTGAAAAAGGACATGCTGCGTTGCGGCGACAACGTGTCTCTGATGGGCGTCGTCGAAACCACCGATGGTGGTAGAGCACCGATCAAAGGCAACTGCGTTCCGCTCCCATTGCAGATTGATGCGTTGAAGCGTTCCATTGAATATCGCATTGCAAAGCAAGAAACAGTTGAGACGGTTGAAATCAAAGAACAGCAGATTCCTGTTCAGCAATCTGTAGAACGTGCAGATATTGGCAGGAAACCTCGCGTCACAATCACCGAAGATTTCTTGGCTGATTATGTCGCTGAATGGGCTGCAGCGATGAACTACACCACAGCAAATGCTGCGTCTAAAGCAGTGATGGACATCATTCGTGCCGCAATGCGTGCAGGGATCAAGCCGGAGCAAGCATGAAAATAGATAATTCTCCGATTGTAAAAAGATGGGGCCCTTGGATTCTTTCAGAAGATGGTTTCCTTGAAAATGTTGACATCCATAGCGGGGTTCCAAGCGAGCGTCCTCTTCGCGTTTTTGCCGACATTTCTACTATTAGAAATCTTGCACACAGAGATGAGCTTTTGTGGTATTTCGCTAGAGAATTACTTTACAACTCCAATCAATATGAATCGTACAAAATGGTTCTTGATATTTTTCGTGAGATATTTCCTTTAGCGGGCAAGCAATGGAATCCAGAAAACTCTGCTCATTGCATAAACGAATACATACGGAGAAGCAGTAAACAAAGATCTCGCTTAAAGCCGTCTTTGCGTTTTAAAATTCTTAATCGCGATTTATATCGTTGCCAAGCTTGCGGCGCTACTGCTGCAGACGGCGCAAAATTGCACGTTGATCACATCCTGCCCGTATCAAAAGGGGGCACAAACGAGGAGTCAAATCTCAGGGCGCTGTGCTCTGAATGCAACATCGGTAGAGGCAATCGCTATGACACCTGAACAACGCAAGCAGCTTCTCGCCGCACTAATCAAGGATCGTGATCAAACACGCGAAGCCCTTGAATTCATCAAGCAGCAAAAGCAACACGAAGAAACCATGTACTGGGAAACCGGCATGATTCGTGAAACCACACGGTTTGATGATTCACAACTCAGGCGTCATGCTGATGTTCTTTTTATGCAGCATGAACAAACCCTGAAGGCGTATTTCAATACTGTGGAATCGCCGTAGAATCAACAGCACGCAATAAAAAAGCCAGGGCTGCCACCCTGGCTCATGTGCAACACCCCTTCTCAACCAACAAACAAACGTTCATTGGTCACAACCAGAGGTTAGCAGATGCCAAGCAAAGTCAGTGCAAGCGGATTCGCTGCACTTCCATACAAGCTCATGGATCAAGCCGATGCTGCTACATGGGCGGTTTATGCCGTCTTGCATCGTCACGGCTGGAATTCAGATCAAGGGTGCTGGACATCGCTAGAGACGATCCGCACTGAAACAGGCATCAGCCGCAAGGTGATTCAGCGTTCACTTAAGTGGTTAAAGGACAGCGGCTGGGTTGAAGCGCAAAAACGTCCTGGTTACAGCACGGTGTATTTCGTCAAAACCGATGCACCAGCAAAGGTTTCACCTAGGGCGAAAATGACCCAGGTCGAATTTGACCCGGGTCAAAAACGACCTAACCCCCAGGGCGAAAACGACCTAACCCCTAGGTCGAAAACGACCTACGAACAAGAACCCAAGAACAAGAACCCAAGAAATAAAACCCAAGGCGCAAGCGCCGAAAACGGGAACAAGGATCCAAATCGACTCAAGAAGCTGCCAGCATCGTCTGTGCCAAGTGATCTAAGTGGTTGTGGTGACTTGCTTATCGAGTTCTGGGCTGTGAAAAAGGGCGTGCGTTCAACACCAGTGCTCAACCGCATCTGCAAGAAGCTGCTCAGCATGACTCCACAACAGCGTCAGGAAGCCCTAGAACGTGCCATAGCCTCTGGTTGGGGTGATGTATTCGCACCGCGCAAACAAGCCGGTTACAGCCCCGTACAGGAGCCTGAACACAAGCATCCAGCACATCGTGTCTTCACTGCTGATCGTGGTTTTGATGATCAGCCCACAACAAACCCAGTCCTTAAGGATTTCTTTTAATGAAACCCGCTGTATTTGATGTAACCTCAGTCCGCCTGAAACTCAGGCACATGGTTGACAACAATTACGTCACAATCGATCAACTTGATGAACCATCACCTGGCTTTAAATTAAACATGAATGTTTCATTGCATCACTTCCCTTCTGGGTATCGCGGTGTCCGACATCAAAATCTTCTTCGCAATTCATGATCATGATCCTTTCTGAACTCTTAGACGTGTCTAAACGTCAAGATCCAGTTGTTGATTCACTTTGCGAAATCCTTGATGAAGCAAAAGCAATCGCTGCTGCAATTTCTGACAATGCAATCGAAGAGCAACGTCCAATCCCAAAAGACTTGCTACGATCTTTCAACAATGACCTTGAACGCATCAAGGCTCATCTTTTGACTGCTGCTGATGTCCCTGAAAAAATTCACACTTCGTCTTGATGAAAAAGACATTGAAATCATCGACAAACTTGCTAACGAACAAAACAGCTCACGCGCCGACATCATCCGCAATTCACTGCATCAAAAATCAATCACCACTGATGCTTTGCATCAGGTGACAACTGCCATTCGTAAACGCTTTCATGGTATCTTCACTGCACAACAAGCAGAACAAGCCGCAGCAATCGCAATCTTCACCATCGCATCTAATCAAAACCAATGACTGAAACTAATTACTTGGCCAAAAAAACTAATGAATCAACAGATGACATTCGCTCTGCGCTTTGGCACATTGCTGCAGCCTTAAATGGCATCAAATTAAAACTTGATCAACTTGACACGACGACAGAAGCCCTTATTGGAATCGCTAGTTCGATTAAAGCTTTTGCTGGCCCTTACTTGACAGAAGATGATCCCAATGGCAAATATCAACGCCACATCGACTTGCTTGAAAAACAAGTCGCTCTTATGGAAAAAAAAGAATACATGCGCGAATATAGAAAATAATTTGCGTAGCATCCTCAACACCTACGACGACTTCTACACAGCCCTGTATCACGATCGCCTCAACCCTCAACCGCAAAATGAGCAGCAGCTACTTTCACGATTGGATTAGTGACATTGCACCACAAGCAATGCAACCTGTGCTACCCGAAGCGCAGGACACTGAAGCAATGATGGATCGCGTCATCCTTCTAGAACTCCTCTATCACCTAGACAAACGCCACGATCAAAATCACCCGCATCACAACACTTACACCGGTCTCTGGCAAAAATTTCAAAACAATGGCAACCATCTCTGAAAAGTACATCGGCAACCACGAAGTGCACACTTCCCCACGCGGTGCTAAATACATCATCACCGATGATGGCCGCAAACTCTACATCTCAAGCACCAACAAAACCTACCGCCGTAGCTTCAAACCACGCCCTGGTGCATTCGCTCGTTTCCTAAATGCACAAAACTCGGTATAGTCAGTGCAAATGCAAGCTTTCACTACGTGACAAGCATTAACGATCTTAAATCAGATCATAAAAACGCTCGTAAACGCACGAATCAATCTGCAGAGCTGATTCAGGAATCAATCAAGCGTTACGGTGCAGCCCGTAGCATCGTCATTGATGAAGACAATCGCATCCTTGCAGGCAATGGCACCATCGAAGGCGCAAAGGCTGCAGGCATCAAAAATGTACGCATCATCGAAACAGCAGGTGATGAAATCATCGCCGTTCGCCGCACTGATCTAACAGAACACGAAAAGGTAGGTCTTGCTTTAGCGGATAACCGCACCAGCGACTTATCAGACTGGGATGCAGAAATGCTGCATCAGCTCAGTCAAGAACAAGACATTAGCCCGTGGTTTGATGATGACGCATTAGCTGAGCTTGGCATTGAATCACCTGATTTTGATCCTGCATCAGAAGATGATCAAGGCCAGCTAGACAAGCTGGATAAAAAAGAAATTGATTGCGTTTGCCCTGCTTGTGGTCATGAGTTCATTAAACAAGTCTGATTTACGCATTGATTGGGCTTCGCATGAAGCTGCAAAATTTGCTTGTGAAAACTGGCATTACAGTAAATGCTTGCCAGTTGGAAAGTTAGTGAAGGTTGGGGCATGGGAAGATGGGAAATACATTGGCTGCGTTATTTTTGGGCGTGGTGCCAATAAATCTCTTGGCACTCCATATGGGTGTGATCAAACTGAATCTTGCGAGTTAGTGCGTATTGCCTTGCGTCAACATAAAACACCAGTCTCAAAAATTATGGCAATAAGCCTTAAATTTCTAAAACGTGCAAACCCTAAAATAAAAATGGTTGTTTCTTTTGCTGATTTAGAGCAAGGCCATCATGGGGGAATCTATCAAGCCACGAATTGGATATATGTCGGCAAGTCAAACGCAGCAGACGAATACATATACAAAGGCAAGCGCTGGCATGGCAGGGCTTTTAGAAAGTCCTTTGGCTCTCACACAAAATATTTAGACAAAGGCTTGCAAATTGTGCCAGGCTCTCGCAAGCACAGATACTTGATGCCTTTAAATGAAGAAATGCGTGCTAAACTTGAACCGTTGGCTATGCCATACCCCAAGCGTGAGAAGCAGGCGAATGTCGGGACCACCGATACAGCGACGGTGCAACTCCGATCCTCACGCTCCAATTCTTTAAAAAACAAAGCTAACCTTGAAACAAAGGAGGTTAGTTAATGCCTGCACATCGAGGCACAAAACAACAAACTATGGAACGTGCAAATCGTTGTGCACGGATCCTTGCTAATGGCGGAAGGCGCTCTGATTGCATTCGGTTTGCTGCAGACGCTTGGGGTGTATCATCACGAACAACTGATGTTTACATTAAAAAAGCACGTGAGTTAATGCGGCAAGATTGGGACATGGAACGGTATGAAATGGTGTCTGAATTGTTGTCGCAGGCTTCTACTTTGCAGATGGAAGCTCGTAAACGCGGGCAGTTATCTGTGGCCCTTGGCTGTATCAACACTGCTGCCAAACTTGCTCAACTTGTGTCATGACTGAAGAATTCTGGTACGAAGCAACAGAAGATTCGATGTATCGCGTCTATATGAAGATCGACGGTGTGACAGCATGTTGCACTGTGTCGTCCATGCACTTGATTGAAGAAAAGCGTGCGCAACTGCGGGGGGCATGTTTGCGTAATGTCGATTCTTGATGCTGTCCCTGAGGGGAACGTTCTGCAAAAGCTGGGTGAAGCCCATGCGTTGCAAGATGCAAACGAGCTGTTAGATCGCATCAAGGATGATCTGCATCCAGGACAACTTGACTTTGTATCAGATCAAGACTCACAGATCTTGGCAATATCTGCTGGTTACGGTGCAGGCAAAACCAAAGCACTATGCGCCAAAACCCTTGCGCTAGCCATTGCCAATCAAGGTTTCATCGGTTGCGTCATGGAACCAACTGGCCCGTTGATTCGTGACATCTGGCTGAACGACTTTGACGACTTCCTAGAGCATTACGAAATCCCGCATACCTTCAGAGCTTCACCATTGCCAGAATACGTTTTGCATTTGCCTGGTGGTGATACAAAAATTCTGTGCCGTAGCTTTGAGAACTACCAACGCATCATTGGTTTGAACCTTGCGTTTTGCTGCGCTGATGAGGTGGACGTTGTAAACACCGCGATCACATCAAGAGCCTTCCCCAAGATTCTTGGTCGTTTGAGATCCGGCAACACTAGACAATTTGCGGCAGCATCGACGCCAGAAGGCTTTAAGTGGTTGTACAACGAGTTTGGGGCTCCGGATGCGCTCAAACGTCCAGACCGAAAGCTGATCAAGATGAAGACTGTAGATAACCCACATCTTCCGCCAGATTTTATTGAACGATTAAAAGCTAACTACGACCCAAGCCTGCTGAAAGCGTATCTTGACGGTGAGTTTGTAAATCTGAACACAGGGCAGGTGTATGACAGATTTGATCGTGAAAAACATGTAATCAAATCGTTCGATGCTGGCAATGAACCCTTACACGTTGGCGTTGACTTCAACATCGGCAACATGAGTGCGGTGATCGCAGTACGCACACCCGATAAACTCATCGTCATCGAAGAAATCAGAGGTGGTCATGACACAGATGCCATCGGACAAGAAATTAAAAGACGCTATCCCCACCGTCAGCTCTATGCCTACCCTGACGCATCAGGCGGAAATCGAAGCACGAACGCCAGTAGAACCGACATCGAGATTCTGCAAAGCTACGGATTCAGCAATCAATCAGAAAGGTCAAACCCTCCCGTGCGCGATAGGGTGGCTGCTGTTCAAGCTGCTTTGGAAAACGGGAAAGGACAAGTAAGGGTGCAGATTACGGAAAACTGTAAGCGCACGATTGAATGCCTGGAGCTGCAAAGCTACAAGGAAGATGGCACCCCAGACAAAGATGCCGGATATGATCACATGAACGATGCCATCGGTTACATGGTGTGGCGCTTGTTTAATCCGTTGTATGCAAGAGCAGGTCGTGGAACCGGCATCAGGATTTACTAGACAACTTATTGAACAAGAGGTAACTTTAGCTCTGTTCACCTTTTGTTCATTGAACATGCTTGAAGGCGCAGACTTGATTGCTAAGACTAAAGCAATGGCCGATGCTTCCCGTTCGGATCTTGTTCGGGAATGTGGGTATGTCACGATTAAAGAAGACGGCACCGAACGGCTCAACTTCGTCACCTTTTACGAAGCACTGCTGAAGGCGAAAGGCGTTGACCTGAAACCTAAAAAGCGTATGGGCCGTAAGCTCACGCACAAAACCAAGGTGCAATCTGATGGCAAAGTGATCGTGGGTAGTGCCTACATCGAAGGCATGAACCTTGATCCTGGCACCACGTTTGACATCAAGGTAGGCCGCAACAGCGTTGTTCTAACTGCTGCAGGCGCAGACTAAACTAGGAACATCGACTTGCGGGATTTAGGCGGTGTATTCTGGTTTCTCTCACTATGACCGGCAATTATTCGCCAAGGTCTCGCAAGTCAACGATCCAAATTCAGCGTGGGTGAATCAAGAACCACACTGGATCTTGATCGAAGATCTGATTGGTGGCACCTACGAAATTCGCCGTCGTCATCGTCGGTATCTACCGCAGGAACCGCGTGAGCTAGACGAAAGCTATGACCGCAGATTGCTTGCTTCAATCTGCCCGCCATTTTATCAACGCCTTGAGCGGATGCTGGCTGGAATGCTTACACGCAAACCAGTTCGACTAAACGATACATCTGATCAAATCCGTGAACAGCTTTTTAATGTTGATCTTCAAGGCAATGATCTAAACGTCTGGTGCTACGAAACAGCACGCAAAATGATCCGTTACGGCCATGTCGGTGTTTTAGTTGATGCACCGCGTGATGGTGGTAGACCTTACTGGAGTTCATATACGCCACGCGACATTTTAGGATTCAGGACTGAATTGATTGAAGGCGAACAACGTCTTGTTCAACTTCGTTTGTCTGAAACCGTCATTATCCCCGATGGTGAATACGGCGAAAAGCAAGTGCAGCAGGTGCGTGTTCTAACGCCTGGTGAATTCAAGCTATTTCAACGTGATGAAAAGAAAGGCGATTTTCGTGTTGTTGATGAAGGACGCACAAGCTTAAATCGCATCCCCTTTGGCGTTGCCTATGCAAATAAGGTAAACACCTTTGAATCACGTCCACCACTTGAAGATATTGCTAACTTAAACCTAAAGGCTTATCAAATTCAATCAGACCTAGACAATCAACTGCACATTTCAGCCGTGCCGATGCTTGCTTTTTATGGCTTTCCGACTGCAGCGGAAGAAGTTAGTGCTGGACCTGGCGAAGCGATTGCATTCCCTGCTGATGGCCGTGCAGAATATATCGCCCCCAGATCTGATGCATTTGCATCACAGTTCCAGCGGTTAGATCAAATTGAAAAGCAGATCAATGAACTTGGATTATCTGCTGTGCTTGGTCAAAAACTAAGCGCTGAAACTGCAGAAGCAAAACGGCTTGATCGCAGTCAAGGTGACTCAACCATGATGGTGATCGCGCAAAACATGCAAGACATGATTGATAATTGCCTGCAGTTTCACGCTGAATTCCTTGGTGATCGTCAACCAGGCAGCAGCTACGTCAATCGTGATTTCCTTGGCACCAGGTTGGAACCGCAGGAAATTCAAGCATTGCTGCAGCTTTACACTGCAGGCACCATCACGCAGGAAACCTTGCTGATGCAACTGTCAGAAGGCGAAGTGTTGGGTGATGACTTTGATGTGGACGGTGAGCTTGAAGCAACACAAGCTGGTGGGTTGATGGATCTTGCACCGGAACCTGCACCTGAAGAGTCAAGCCTGATTGAAGAAGATGCAGCATGATGAGTGCAGCGGCGTGGACGTAATGGAACCGGACACATCGAAAAAGCACAGCGTCCACTACGT